GCATCTGGTGGTTTAGGTTTGGCTGGTGGTATTAAGGCAGGTTCATTAGCAAAAGTTGGATTTTTTACAAAAATGGTTGCAGGTGTTGGTGCAAGTTTAGTTTTGTCTGGTGTATCAGATATGCTGTTTCCTCTTCCCGAAACACCTGACTTTGAATCAACAGAAGATCCTAGGCTATCATTTAGTTTTGGAGGGACGCAGCAGACAGGGCGTAGTGGAACTCCAGTACCTTTGGTTTTTGGAGAAATTTTTACTGGCTCAGTGGTGATCAGTGGTTCTATAGATACTGAACAGGTACAGGTATGATTGAAAAGAAACATCTTATTAGAGGTGCAAAAGGTAATGATCCACCCCCATCTCCTCCGCAACCGACTAGAGAACCTGATACTTTACATAGTAGACAGTTTGCTACTTTTCTTGACCTTGTTTCAGAAGGAGAGATAGAAGGTTTTGCAACAGCATCAAAAGAAGGCAGAACAAAAGGTACAACTGCATATAATAATGCTGCATTAAAAGATGTTTTTCTTAATGACACTCCAGTACTAAGATCAACAGCAGACTCAACAAATCCAGTAACAACAGATTTCAATTTTCAAGATGTAAAATTTACCCCTCGTTTTGGTACTGGCAGTCAAACAAAAATATCTGGAATTGAAAGTAGCGTATCAACAACAAGTGTTGGTGTAGATGTAACTGCAAGCACTCCTGTTACTCGTCAGATAACAAATACAAATGTTGATGCTGTAAAAGTGTCTGTTACATTCCCACAACTACAAAAAGCTACGGATGCTGGAGATTTGTTAGGTTCGGAAGTAACATTAAAAATTTCTGTTCAATATAATTCTGGTGGTTTTACTGATGTTATTACTGACACTATCAGAGGTAGAAGTGGTGATGCGTATCAAAAAGATTATCGTGTAGATATTACTGGCGCGTTTCCTGTTGATATTAGAGTTAGTAGAGTTACAGCAGATAGTACTGATACCAACTTAAGAGACAGTTTTCAGTGGACAAGTTTTGGTGAAATTATAGATGATGCGTCTACTTATTTAAATAGTGCATATAGTTCGATAAGACTAGATTCGATGCAGTTTAGCTCTATCCCTGCTCGTAAATTTAGAATTAGAGGCATAAAGGTAAGGATTCCAGGAGCAGGTGCTTCTAGTTCTGGCACACCTTCTGTTGATAGTACAACAGGAAGAATAGTTTATCCTGATGGCTATATCTTTAATGGAGTGATGGGTGCTGCGGTATGGACTTCATGCCCTGCAATGGTATTACTTGATCTGTTAACTAATACTAGATATGGTTTTGGTGATCATGTTACAGACAGTTCTCTTGACCTTTTTACTTTTGTAGCAGCTAGTAAATTTGCTAATACTCTTGTAGATGATGGTTTTGGAGGACAGGAAGCAAGATTTAGTTGTAATGTTAATATTCAAAGTCCACAGGAAGCATTTAATCTTATAAATTCTTTGTCGGGTGTAATGAGATGTATGCCGATATGGTCTGCTGGAACAATAACTATTACACAGGATAAGCCTGTAGATCCTAGTTATTTATTTAGTCTTTCTAATGTAACTGAGGAAGGTTTTAATTATTCTGGCAGTAGTTTAAAAACAAGACATAGTGTTGTTTCGGTTGCTTATTTCAATATGGATAGTCAAGAAATTGACTACGAAGTAGTAGAAGATTCAACTGCAATATCTAAAATTGGTACTGTTGTAAAACAGATAAAAGCATTTGCTTGTACTTCTCGTGGTCAAGCAAGAAGGCTTGGTAAGGCAATATTATTTGCAGAACAAAACGAAAGTGAGGTTGTTGCGTTTTCTACTTCTATTGATTCTGGTGCAGTTGTAAGACCTGGCGTTGTTATTGAAATACAAGATCCAGTAAGAGCAGGGGTAAGAAGAGGAGGTCGATTAAAAGCTGTTACCTCTACTACTGTTGTAACCGTTGATGATACCGCTGCAACAGATTTACCAACAACTAACAATCCAACTCTTAGTGTAATTTTGCCTGATGGTAGTTTTGAAAGTAGAACAATATCATCTATTACTGATGGCACTATTACTGTAAGTTCTGCTTTTTCTCAAACTCCAAATGTAAATACAAATTTTCTTATATCTAATACAACTGTACAATCTCAACTATTTAGAGTAATAACAATTGAAGAACAAGATGGCATAAATTATTCAATTACAGCTTTATCTTATGTTGAAGGTAAGTATGCATTTATTGAAGATGGCGAGTCAATACCTGTAAGGACAACATCAAATCTTACAGAATTAAAAGATCCACCAGGTGGCCTTGCTGCTACAGAACAAATATTTCCTATTAATAATCAAGCTATATCAAAGATTGTTATTAGTTGGCAACCTATTGTCGGTGTAACGCAGTATCAAGTTAACTACAGATTTGGTAATGACAACTTTATAAGTGAAAAAGTATCAAGACCTGATTTTGAAATAATAAACAGTAGAAAGGGTACTTATGATATTCAAGTATTTTCTTATAACGTATTAGATCAATTATCAGCTAGTTCTACAAGTATTCAATTTGAAGCTCTTGGTAAAACTGCTGTACCACAAGATGTTAGTGGTTTATTGGTTGAGCCAGTATCAGATCAATTTGTACGATTACGTTTTGATAAAGCGACAGATATTGATGTTACGCATGGTGGAAACGTGGTTGTAAGACATAGTAACTTAACAGATGGTACTGGTACTTTTACTAATTCTGTTGATATTATTCCTGCTTTGCCAGGTAATGTATCAGAAACATTAGTACCTGCTGTAAATGGTGAATATATTTTAAAATTTAGGGATGATGGTGGAAGGTTAAGTTCAGGTGAAACTTCTGTAGTTGTAACAACTCCTGATCCACAACCAAAACTTCTTATATTTAATGACAGAGAGGATACAGATTCACCACCTTTTGCAGGTTTAAAATCTGATTGTTTCTTTTCTGATGAAGTAAATGGCCTTGTTTTAGGTTCTACTGAAACATTAGATGATGCAACAGATTTTGATGCTATTGCTGATTTTGATTTTATTGGTGATGTAGATTTTTTAACAGGTGGTAGTTATGATTTTGCTAAAATCCTTGATTTGGGTGCTGTGAATCCACTGCGCCTTACAAGGCATTTTGTAACACAGGGTTTTTATCCTAATGATTTAATTGACAAAAGAACAGCAAATATAGATACTTGGACAGATTTTGATGCGGCTACAGCATTTAATGTTAACGCTAAATTATTAGTTGCTACAACCACTTCTGCACCCTCTAATGGTTCTAGTTATCAAGATAGTGATTTCACTGACAAAACTTTTAATACTTTTGCTAATGGAACGTATGTTGGCAGAGGATTTAAATTCAGATGTTTATTAGAATCAGAAGATCCAGCACAAAGTATAGAGATAGACCAACTTGGATATAAGGCAGAATTGGATAGAAGAACAGAACAAAAAAGTAATTTAAGTAGTGGTACAAGTGCTTCTGGTCTAGCTGTTACTTTTGATCAAGCTTTTTTTACAGGAGCCGCAGAAACAAGTGTTGGTGTTGACACTCAAAAACCGAGCATAGGAATTACTGCTAATGATTTAGGTGGTACTGATAGATTTGAAATTACAAGTATTTCAGGAAGTGGTTTTAATATAAAGTTTCTTAATGCTGGAAATGCTGTACAAGATAAAACATTTAGTTATACTGCTGTTGGCTTTGGGCGTGGTAGTTAATTTTAAAGTAGGATATACTTAGATAAAAAATTGGATTAGGTAATGGCTACTCACGATTATGTTATAGATAACTCCACTGGAGCTAACGTCAGGGCTGATATTAATAGTGTATTACAAGCAATATTATCAAATAATAGTAGTTCTTCTGCACCTAGTACAACTGCTGCTTATATGTGGTGGGCTGATACTACAAATGGTGTTTTAAAAATAAGAAACTCTGCAAATAACGCATGGGTAGAACTTTTACAACTTGACGGAACTCTTACTCTTGAAGATGGGTCTGCAAGTACACCTGGATTAGCTTTCAGAGATGATTTAAACACAGGTATATTCAGTTCTGCTGCTGATACTTTTAATGTCGCAACAGGTGGTGTTGAGAGGATGGAACTAGGTGCTGCAACAATATTTAATGAAGATGGTGCAGATGTAGATTTTAGAATTGAAGGCGATACAAATGCAAATCTTTTTTATGTAGATGCTGGGAATGATCGGATTGGGATAGGGGAAAATACACCATCAGTTCGTCTGCACATAAAAGATACAGAAACAACTGGCGGCGTTGGAATAAAATTAACAAATGTTGGAGAAGGTGGGTCAAATACAGTTCCATATTGTTTTATTAATGCTAATTTAAATGAGGTTAGAAACGGCGGTGAAATACGTTTTGGAAGAGATTCAAACTATGGTGATGCAGCTAATGCAGATAGTTTTATGGCTTTCTATACAGCACTAAATGACACTAATACAGAACGTATGCGTATAGATTCGTCTGGAAGGGTTGGTATTGGTGCTACAAGTATGCAATATCTTTTAGATATTCACGGAGCTAGTGGCAATGCAAAATTAAACTTGCAAAG